ATGATTTTGATTATCTCTGACAGGAATGATGTACATACTATTAAGGTGGAATCATTCCTTAAAAGAGAAGCCATACAATATGTAAGATTCAATATTGATGTCGAATCATTAAAAGCAACCATCATTCGTTTTCATGGGTTTGAATGGAATATAGATTGTCCGACTGGAAGTTTCAGTACTAACGAAATTACTGTAATCTGGAATAGACGCACATATGTTGAGTTGTTACTTGATGAGATAGACAATAATGATGCTGGATTTAAAATATGGAAAGGAGAATGGAATAAAACACTCTTAGGCATTTACGCTTCTCTTGAATCCAAGAAATGGCTTAATTTTTATAGAGATTCATATTATGCTGAAAATAAATATCGTCAATATAATGTAGCAGAACAAATAGGATTTAAAACACCGTCTTTCGTCTGTTCAAATGATAAAAGTTTTCTTCAAGATTTTTATAATAACAAAGAAGAAAAAGTATTGAAATTTATGAGTCAGGACTTCTATAAGATTGATAATGAATACAAGGGACTTTATGTTAATAAAATAGAAAAAGACGGATTAGATTTATTTCAAGAAAATGGTGAGAACCCCATAATTCTGCAAGATTATATTTCGAAAAAATTTGAAGTTAGATATACAGTTGTTGGCAAAGAGCATTTCGTTTGTAAAATTGATTCTCAAGCATCAAAGGTGGCAAATATTGATTGGAGAAGATATGATTTAGCGAATACCCCACATGAAATTATTAATCCCCCTAAAGAGATTGAAAAGGGAGTAATAAATTTTATGAAAGAGTTTAAATTAAATTTTGGTGCATTAGATTTTGTTGTATCAAAAAGTGATGAATGGTATTTTCTTGAATTAAATTCGATGGGACAATTTCTTTGGATTGAAGATTTGACAGGTTTAGAAATATCACATAGTATTGCCACTTGGCTAATTATTAACAACTAAAATTAAATATTATGAAGGTTTTTGGAACAAATTATTTGGAATCAGTTCAGGAAAATAAGGTGATTGAACCATCTAACTGGAGCTGGATGCCGCACAGTACAAATATTAGGGAAATTTATGCCTCTGGCAATAAGACCGCTACTCGATCATCTACTTATGCTGCTGAGAAAGACAATGAAAACGATACAGATAGACCTAATGAAGGTGCTTAAATGAGTGATATAATCTCCTTAAATTTAAGGTTTAACTTTCTCTTGTATTTTGAGACTTTCAGAATATAATCTCTATAATTTAGTGAAGTACTTTCTTTTCCTCACAGGGATGTAAGATATTAAATATCAAACATCATGATACATGATATTTATATATTACTTAAGATAATAATTTAATAAGGTAAAAATAAAATGGCAGCAAATCCTAAATTAGAATTCTATAAATTTACTCTTAACCATAAAACAGAAAAATTTAAAACATTCAAGGACTTCGCTATTGAAGAACTGAACGCTGACAAAAGCATTTCCCACCAAGACGCTTTTAAATTTTGCTTTAAAAAATTTATGTCAGCATTTGATGATGATTATGCAAAGGATACTAAAAGAAAGAAAGCCATTACTGTAATAGGTGATGCAAAGATTAATTTGCACTTAGATAAAAAGCCAACTTTAAATTCAGCAAAAAGTATTATTCAGGGTGTAATCAATGGCGGACCGTATGGAAAGAATCGAATAGTTTCTGACATCGGGGACAAAAATGATTCATCGACTTTGGACTCAAATAAAACAGTTATGTTTTATTACTACATATTCGTTTATCTACCCCCAGATCATAATCAGGGTTTTTTTATGATACATTCAAATGGGTCGGATGAAACGGTTACGGTAATTTTCAGAGATTATATTACCAATCTCTTTAAAGGAAATAATTTCAATAAACCAATATCTGAAGCATTTTGTCCTAAATCATTTCAAGATGAATTCATGAAGGGAGCTGTGATTAGAAGCATAAGTTTTAATACTCCAGTGATAGATACCATGCACACAACAGATGCAATTTCAAATCTACTACAAGAATATAATTTAAAGATTGAAGCCATCCCTAAAAATAAGACGATCTCAATCGAATCAGCTCAGAATTTCTATAATTTCTTTGCCAAAAAACTTTTCAATACAGGTAACAAAGGAATTGAATTGGAGAAATTTTCAACAAAAAAACTTCATACTGTAAATGACCTAACAAAGACCCCCAAGGTTTTTGAGTGGAATACAAAAGATCTTGACTTTGTCCCTGTTGTCCATTTAAATGGCAGAGTAGCTATGTCACCTGATGATACTCCTGATTTTATAGCGTTAAAAACCCTCTGTTCGAATATTTTTGAAGATGATATCCTAAAGGAATTAAGACCCGATTTGTATGTCGCTAAGGCTAAATGAATATTTAAATGATTTAAGAAATACAGCAAATCGATTAGCGAGAACAGACATCAATGGGCTCGAAGATGACTCATTTTGGGGCAAACATGGTACAAGGATAATTTGTACAATCATTTCGTCAGGTTTTGTTTATGTCGTAGATGGTGGTTTCAGTGATACATTGATATCATATGCGTCTACAGTCTTGTCTATATTGATAGGACTCTTTATCACTGCAATAATATTTAGTTTTGATAAATTCTATAAACAGACCGATCATAATACGGCAAACTCTAAGGAGAAATTGTGGGATACACAATCCTATAATTATGCAAAGCAATTTGCCTACATAACTGGTTATAATATTGTGCTTTGCGTATTTTCAATAGCAATGCTATCATTAAGTACATTATTACCAACCCAATTGAGTTTTAAATTGCATGATTACTGCTTCAGTCTGATAAATATTGACATACCTTCCATTATTCTTTTCTGTAAGCTGGCATTGACTGTTTTACAGAGGTTCTTAGTTTTCTATTGGATTCTGAGGGTTATGTATAATACATTATTTGTTGTTAGTAGTATGGTAAAATTTATGATGGTAAAAATTGATCGAGAAAAATGATTCAAATAGAAGAGACTTTAATTTCTAAACTCATCTACCACAGAGTTACGGTAGATGGAGAAAGATCATCGTTAAACGGTACTGTTTACAATCTTGACAATGAAGATGAGGTAGAGATACTAAAAAAAGTATTTCTTAAACCTTTTATATCAAATACATCGTCTTATGAGTTTAAGCACGAAATTGACATTGAACTAAATCCCTTATTCAAATTTTCTCAGTCTATTTATGAAGGTAATGATTTTACAGTTCAATCGAAAAATATATGTCAATACCTTCTAACAGTTTCAAAACATCCTAATATTAAAGATGGTGATCTTTTTATTCTGAAATTTGACGACATAAGATTAAATAATAAATTCTATGAGGGGTTGGGAATTTACAAGATTGAGAATAAGGAAAATTTCATCGAGACTATTGTAAACTCAGATGGTGAAACTGGACTTAACTTTAGAAAAGGAATTGGAAGTAGAAGATTGGACAAAGCATGTTTAATTCTATTTACTGAAAAACCATATACGATTAATATTATTGACAATACAAGTGTTGAAACTGATTATTGGCAGAACGAATTCATTAAAGTAAATTTGAAGAAGGATAGTTGTAACAGTACAAACCAGTTTCTTACTCTGACAAAGTCTTTCGTTACAAAACAGTTTCCGACCGATTTTGAAACTACAAAAGCTGACCAAATTGATTTATTAAATCGCTCAGTTGAGTACTTTAAAAGTCATGAAAGTTTTGACAAACAGAATTTTGAACAAGAAGTCTTTCAAGACAACGGAATTATTAATTCGTTTCAAACTTTCGAATCAAGATACAGGAATGAGAAGAATATTGAAATGCCTAATGACTTTACAATTTCCTCAGAAGTCGTGAAAAAGCAAGCAAAGGTATTTAAAAGTGTTTTGAAATTAGATAGGAATTTTCATATCTACATTCATGGTGATCATGAATTGATAAAGCAAGGAGTTGACAGTGATGGTCGGAAATATTATAAAATTTATTTTGAAAGTGAGTCTTAAGTTCCAAGTAGATAAAAAGAATTAGAACTTGATTTAAATAAATATCAACAATCAATGGAGAAAGAAAAACTCAATTCAATATCAACTCTTTTCCAATCAGCTTCACAAATACAAGATTTGATTCAGAGGGCAGACGACAATGACGAAACGAAAAGACTTATTCAGAAATTCTCAGAACTTAAGAAAACCAGAATACCATTTTACCTTGATAATGTAGAGTTTGATGAAATCCTTCACTGGAAACTTCGAGGGCAATACGGACGGCAGTTAATAATTAGAGAACGAAATACAGAAGCATTCATAATTTCAATGACTCGATCTGCCTTTGCAGTGGCTAATACGAATGAAGCATGGGAAACAGAAAACCGTCTGAGAACTCTCACCAAATTGAATGGAGTTGGGATTCCTGTTGCTTCTGCGCTCCTGACAATATGTTTTCCAGACAAGTACTCAGTCATCGATTTTAGAGGTTGGAGACAGGTCTTTGGTATAGCCAAAAAATACAGTAATTATTCGTATAAAGAATATTGTGAGTACCTGTTTGAAATAAAGCAAATTGCGATTAAGTGGGACTTTACACCACAAGAAGTTGATATGGCAATTTGGCAATATGACAGGGAAACAAATAGAAAAAGAAATTAATTTAAAAAGCATTTACTTCCAAGGACTTCAGTGAATACTCCAGCATCAGAATGAAGTCCTTCATCTAAAATCATCTTACATATTCTATCAAGATTATCGCTAAGCACTTGTTGTTCTGCAGCACTTGCACACAGAAATCCATCAGGCATAACGATTCTGCTGAAGACAATAGGATTACCTGCATTGTCTTTCAACCTTTTTATACAACCAATAAAGAATCTGTCATTATCAGCTTGTGCCCCAAACAGTTCGGTGATCTCCAGCTTTTCTTTTTTCTTCTTCTCCATAAGCAAAATATTTGTTGCAAATGTACATTTGGGATTCTGATATTCAGAAGAATACATAAACAATTTTGATCAGCAGCTCATTTCAGAAGTCGAACTCAAGAAGATCATCATTATCAATCTGTAATTTGCTTGGAACAATTGTATCGTTATTATCCTCTGAATCATCACATCTTTGACAATACGATTTTATTGCCAAATAATCCTGCAGTTTCTTCCGATCACCTGACTCGAATATCACCCACGTACATTTGCTTTCTGGACATTCAACCCAAGCATCAACGACATAAATTCTCTCTGTTATTATGTCCATGACAAACAAATGGACTTTGCCATCAAGATAATATGCATCAATGAGTTTTATCTTTTGGACAATAGGCTTTGAATTACTTAGCAAAGTTGAGGCAATAAGATAATGCAGACCATTGGTAATGATCTTCTCTGGTGTCTGAATACTATCAGAATTAATAAAGTGGCTTCGCTCACCAACGGAATGGTAGATACCCATTAAGCCAATCAGGGTTTCATCATATGGGAATTGATCTTGTAGTTTCATAATTGTACAATCTTATTAAAATATTGTAATGTACTGATACAGAGGGGTATCCCCCGTCTATGGGGGTGGGAGCTATATACGGCATATACTGGCAGTGGTCAAACACTCATTGCCTCTCTCGCAATAAAATATTTTCCCTATACAAACTCTGACCCTTCCCAGATAAATACTCCAATTTTTTTTTGAGAAAAAAATTAAAAAAATGAAAATCATGGTCTGCAGGAAAATCATTCAAAAACTAAAGTCTCAATTTTTTTTCAAAAAAGTAAATTCCCCAGCCATAGGCGAAGATGGTTGAAATTTAAAGAGGGGAAATTTTCACAAAAAATTTTTAAAATTCACAAATTCATTTTCAAAATAATAGCAATATCTGAATTTGAGATATTCGAAAGAGATTATTTTTGATATTGTCTATTATTCTGATTTAGAACTCTATGCTGTTCCATGATTTATTGATTTTTATTTTCATAATAAATTTGAAAAACACCCTCTCATTAGACATAATAACCGATGTTGCCCTGGTAGGCGGGGGCACATTTCCTCAACCGGGAGAGATATCGCTTGGCCATAACGGTGTGCTTTTTCTTGATGAGCTTCCGGAATTTAAAAGGACCGTGCTTGAGGTGATGAGGCAGCCTTTGGAGGACCGGGTAATAACAATATCGCGGGCAAAATCAACTGTCGATTATCCGGCAAGCTTTATAGTAGTTGTGTGTATAACATACCCGTTTATTTGTATATTTGGGAGGTTAAAAATTCCAAATTATGAAAACCAAGTGTGTTATCTATGCTAGAGTATCTACAACATTACAGGATACCGAAAGTCAAATCCAAGACTTACAAAAATGGGCAATCAATAATGACTTTGAAATTGTCTGTAATCCATTCAAAGAAACTGCAAGTGGTTATACTGATAAAGATAAAGAAATACCAGAAAGACCAGAGCTTGACCGATTGAAAGAATTTATAAAAACTCACAAGATCAAACAAGTTATTACTTATGAGTTATCCAGACTTGGCAGGTCAACCAGACAAACATTAAATGAAATAAATTACTTCACTTCTGAGGGGGTAAATATCTTTTTCAAAAAGGATAACATTAACACCATCTCCAATAATGGTATCAATAATCTAATTATCACCATTCTTTCAGGCATAGCAGAAATGGAAGGCACAACTCTTAAAGATAGAGTTAAGAGAGGAAGAATGCATTCAGCTTCATTAGGTAAAAGAGTTGGGTTTACTAAAATGCCACTTGGCTTTGCTTCTGATGAAAATGACTATATAATCATTAATGAAGAAGATGCTGACTTAGTACGCACGATGTACAAAGCCGTAGCAAGTGGAATTTCATCAAATAGATTGGCAAAGGATTTAAATGCTAAAGGCATTCCGACTTATAATGATAAAGTAGGAAAAAAGACTACTCTCACAAATGGACTGGTAATCGCAACAAAATGGAATCCTAAAACAATCAAAAATATTATTAAGAATACCAGATATAAAGGATATAGAAATTATGGTGGTGTAACTTTTGCCTTACCTAGGATAGTGTCTGATGAAATTTGGGAAGAGGCGAATAGAAAAATTGATGACCATATTGGCTATTTATCCAGGACTAAGTATGATTATCTTTTTAAAAGTAAAATCACTTGCGGCCAGTGTGGCTATACAATTAAATCACTTAGGAAATATAGCAAACTTGGTAATGATGTTCTTTACTATACCTGCCAGAGCTATTTACATACAGGTCAAAATTGTAATTGCGGACGCTTCAGGAGTGAGATATTTGACGAAAATTTATATAAAATTTTATTTGAGCGAAGCAGGGGCGTTCAAACTGCCATTGATAGAGAAAAATCTGTTAGCCAAAGAGCTGAACTAGCAAAGAAACTTGAGTACTGGAATAGAGAAAAAGAGACTAGCATTAAAGAGCAAGGTCGGGTTAAAACCCTATTTATCAAAGGTATGAGTAGTGAAGATGAAATGGATATTGATTATGGTAAGCTTGCTTCCAAAATTAATGAGGCTAATACAGAAATCGCCAGGATTGAAAAGGCGATTAATCATATTGACAAACCTATTGATTATAAGACAATTGAAAAATATTATTTAAATGCTGATTTTAGCACAAAAAGAAGCTTTGTTGAAGAGTATGTACAAAGGATTAAGGTTTATAAAGTAGAAAAAATTGATTTTGATTTATCTGAAATTGCAGTTCCTTGGATGGATTGGGAAGATGGCAGAATTCCAGTTAAAATTGAGAGGTTCGTCAAGCCAAAAAAGAATGAAGTTATCTGGTATGTTGAAATTTGGGCTTTTGATGATATTGATCCAATCAAGGTACTAATGACAAGTGCTACTGGAACCAACTTTGTGAGTAATAATTTGAAATTTGAAAAGGAGACAAAAATTATTGATTTCAATTTATGATATCGGGTATTACTGTAATACCTTATTCAATTTTTTTTTAAAATAATTGCGATGAGTCCTATCAGACTGGGAATTATTGTTAATATGTGTTCAATTATCTCCATCTCAGTGTCAAAAGTACACATTTTAATTTAAAATTACATTAGTCACCACTCCCATATATTACCTTATCCCATTCATTCCTAACTCAGCAGGCACATCCCTATGAGTCCAGGCAATGTGTTAAGAAAGTTCCAAAGTTCTCAGGTCCCACTCCCTTCTACCATAAATTGAGTTTTTGAAAAAGAAACAAGAAGTATTCTTTTTAATTAATTATATTATTATATTTGATCCGGACAAATATAAGTATTATGACTTTTAAAAGAGGAGAAGAAGCTCTACAAGCTTTAAACATTGGCATAAAGTCAAAAGTAATTTCAGTTTTGGAAAGCATTTATAATGATTACCAAAATGGTTATCCCATTAATAAGTTACCTGAAATGTACGGAGATATTTTAACACCTGCTTATATAAGAAAAATAGTAGGATCAGGTATATTGTTAAGAATGACCAAGAGTAAGAAGGATATGTATTATAAATGGGTTGCTGGAGACAACCCAGATTTTAGTGAACTTGCAGATAGAGTTATGGGATTCTCAACTAAATCCTCACTACCATTAGAAAAGAGGATTGATTTTTCAAAATATACAAGCCAGTTGACTCTTTTACTATTTAAAAACGGTGTCGATGAGACCAAAATCTCTGATTTAACTAAGGAAATTATCAAGATTTTCCATCCTTCTTATAAAGGCTAAAAAATTATTTTTCTGATAATCAGACCTGTATGAAAGTACAGGTTTTTTTGTTCCCAATATGCTTGGACATTAAGGATAATATTACTATATTTGTCAAAGACAATTGAGGAAAATTAAATTAAAAATATTAAATTTTTAAAGGTTTATCGGTATGTCCAAAAATTTAAATAATTGCACTATGAAAAACAATCCTTACGCTCTACAAATCAAGACTCGTAAAAAGCCCGGACCAAAGAAATATCTTAACAAAGAGCTCTTTTTCTCAATCGACCCATCAAAAATCAAATATTTTCCCTATGGTCGAATCGTTAAATTAAAACCAGTAAAAAAACATCGTCGGAACAAAACCGTAAAAATAACTTTTTGTGGAAAGGAAGGATTAGGACTCCTAAAAGCTTCAAAAGTTGAATTCTCTAGAGCCATTAGAGCTTAACAATATCTTCATAATAATTATACCAAAAGGCCTCTATATGAGGCCTTTCCTATTTATGAAAGTAATTTTTATTAATAAGTTAATATTTAATTTTTATGAAAAGAGAAAAAACAGATTTTAGGAATGGATTTTTGGATGACAGAAATTTTAAAGTAGCAATGCAGGAATTATTAACTCACTTTCAGAGCAATGCTGAATTATTCTTTGAGCGGGAGCTTAAAGAATACCTGATTGATAAGACTATTTACTCTGAAGAATCTCTTGAGTTCCTTGATAAACTCATTAGGAGAACAGCAAATGGGGAATTTGAAGAGAAAAAAATTCTTTATGTTATTCTTATGGGGGCTTACCTAGGGCAATTTGTAATCTCAAAGTTTGATGGCAATTGGGTATATGATCCAAATAATTGGGAAACACCACTGGATTGCTTAATAAGGTATAACAAGGATTCTGCCCTCTTTTTCAATCCTTTTGCAAGCATAATTAACAGGATTGATTATGGCAAGAAAGTTCCTCTGAGAGCTGAAATCAATATCATTAAGAAAAAAATTAAAGATAGTAACGCAACGACAAAATGTTTGAAGAAAGCCTTCGGTAATGATTATGAAAAAGTAATTTCTGAAGGGACTAAAATCTTGGAGAAGGTAGTGGATGCATCACACAATGAAGATTTTATTAAAGTGGTGGATGAGGCAGCTAAAGCATTTGTTAAAAACTTCAAGGATGCAGACAAGAGAAGACGTTGAATTTGAAATTCTGAAACTTCAGCAAACCATCTTTGAGTGGTTTGCTGATTTATCACCTTATTTTATTAATGCAAATACACTCAATAAGGTTGATGATTCCGAACTACCATATTTCAGAAATATTGACAACATAATTAGGATTTGTCATATTGATGAAGTTTTCCAGTCACAAGGAGAAGAAAATCATTTCAAAGTATTTGGATCCAATGGACTTGAATCTCCCTTCACCTTAAGAGCAATTCAGTATACAAATGGCTACTATTTTATTGATATGTATGAGCTAGCAATTGATTACAACTGGGATCAGAGAGAGGCAAAGGAACTTGAGATTGAGGACTTATATAATCTCATTTACTCATTAACAAGATTTATAATTTAAAAAATTAAGTACTATGATAACTTATTTCAAAAACAAAAACGATGTAGAAAACCCTTCTTGGATGTCAATTTTGGATTTAGTCCAAATGATAAAAGGAGATGTTGAGATTGCCCAGCAAATTTCGGCAGTAAGATTTGCTCATCAACATTCTTCTAAACAGCAGAAGGATGAAATTAAGGGCAAATTGCCCGGTTTCATCCCCTCTGGTGAATTCACTGCTAGGAATAACAAAAGTTGTCTGAATTATTTTGCAAGAATTGTAATGGATGTTGATCATTTACAAGGACCAGAATTAGCAAAGCTTAAATCAAATGTGATGAATGACAAGACGGTTATTATGACTTTCATTTCTCCAAGTGGTGATGGCTTAAAAATAATACATCAGCTTGAATGTCCTGAGATTGAAAAAGATGAACGGAGTGACTTTCATAAACAAGCTTTTAAATCTCTTGAAAAGGATTACAAGAAACTTTATAAAGTAAATATTGATTCAGGTGGAAGTGATCTTTCAAGGCTATGTTTTATTTCTTCTGATCCAGCAATTTATTTTAATCCTGAGCCTGAGTCATACAGTTTCATTTATATTAAAAAGGTCATCATAAATGATGAAAGAGACAAATTACTCTTACCTGAACTATATTATAAAAGGTATGATGTTTATACCGGATCAAGAGAGGATGAAATTGAGGTATTGGAAGATATCTGTATATGGCAGAAGGAGAATAATATCTGTATTGTCAAAAATTATGACAACTGGATAAGGGTTATGTTTGCCATTAAAAACATTGTAGGGGACAATCACAGAGGTGAAGAATTATTCCAGAGGTTAAGCAGTACTTATGAAAAGTATAATCCAAGTGAGGTAAGTGATAAATGGAATGATAAATCAAATCAGATAGATGGTGCAAAAGATGTTCCTACAATTGGATCAATTCTGTGGCTTGCAGAAAAATATGATTATAAATGCAAATTAAAAGGAAGAATAAATCTTAATACTTCATTAAATCACAAAACTGCAAAGCTTATGGACTGCAAAATTTACTTAAGATTTAACACCTTATCAAAAAGGCTACAGATAAAGAAAAATGGGCTTTGGACAAATGTAGAAGATAGAGAGTTAATTGAAATTTCAATCTCTATACTTGGTGAAAAGAAAATACCTGACACAAGAAATTTTCTTAAAATCTGTTCACCAGAAGTAAATCCTGCTAAGGAATTTTTAGACAGCTTGCCTACCTGGGATGGGACTGATAGATTAAATGAACTTTCAAATACATTAAAGTCCATCAATATTGATGAAAATCTTAAGCTTATTTATTTAAGAAAGTGGTTCATTGGTGTTGTAAATGGACTGCTAAATTGTCCAGGACAAAATAGGTATAATGAAAATGTAATCATATTAATAGGTGATCAAGGGATAGGAAAGACAAGATGGATAAAAAGTCTACTGCCTATAGAATATGAGGAATTTTTTGCAGTCAAAAATATTGATTCTCAATTAAAGGATGACCAAATCTTACTTTCTGAAAAGTTTATTGTCCTGATGGATGAATCATCTCAGTTATTAAAGGCTTCTTCTCCTGATCTGAAATCTCTTACCAGTACAGCAAAGTTTTCCATAAGAGCCCCCTATGGATATGAAAATCAAGATTATTATAGGATAGCATCACTAATTGGTTCATCAAATGATATGCAGATTTTAAGTGATACAACAGGGAATAGAAGATTTTGGATCATTGAGATTGAAAAGGCAGATTTTAACCATAACATTGATATGTACCAATTATGGGCTCAGGTAAAATTTCTATATGAGAAGGGGGAACGGCATTGGTTGGATAGTGAAGAATTAAAGTTGCAAGCTAAAAGTGTAGAACAGTATGAAAAGATCAACTCATATGAAGACCTTATTAATATGTATATTGAACCTGGGACAACTGGAGATGATTTTTTAAATGCTACTGAAATATTAGGAATTTTCAGTAGTGCTTTGGGAGCTAAAATGCCTCAAGTTTATGCTGGTCCATTGGGGTCTTATCTCACAAAACACGGATTTAAAAAGAAGCATAAGAATAACAAGCACGGGTATTATTTGAAAATTAAGAGACCGGATTGGAATGAGCTCTTAACTGATGAAGATCCAGCTTCTAAAATTCAAGGTAAGTTGCTATTTGTGAAGGAGGTCTAAGTGATTGATGAACCTATTTATGAGTAAATTTTGCTTGTTGAACCCAATTTAAAACAATGATAATGAAGGCTATAAGGTGATTAGGGTACAAGTAGTATAAGTAATATTGAATTTTGTGATATTATTTTATTGATTTTGATTTTATTGAATTTGATTTGTTGAATTTTTTCATTTTGATTGGTGCTGGTTGGACCCAGGTTACTTTTGTTTCCTGGGTCTTTTATTTTATAGCCAATGGATGTTACATTGATGTTATTCATTCCTTCTTAACTCATTAGCCTGTACATCATACAGGCTTTTTTGTTTTCAAATATCCTACAGGATTCAAAACTGTAAAATCGTTAAATATTCGTTGAATATATACTTAAAATAAGTTATTTACTATGAAAACTACAACGACGAAAATCAATCACATTTTAAATCTTATGGAACGGATTTATCAAAAGGAATGTGATCTGGACATTGCTCTCGATGGCACTATCACTTTTACCATTACTAACAAGGAATTAAATCCTGTTCGTATTCCAGAGGACTATTTGGATTACTCAACAGAGGAACCAAAATTAGTCTTGGACGATGACGAATTCGACGTGTTTATCAACAACCTCCCAACGAGAATTAGATAAATTTCAAACAATGGAGAGACTTCTAACAGATTGTCTTCTCAGGCAATTTAGAAACATTGAATCTTACCACTTAGTTAATGCTCGCTTATGTTACGATGCTTATATGAAAATGAATGGTAAAACATATTTGATCGAAGTAAAGGTAAGACAATTCGAAATTGATAAATATGATTCTTATTTCTTAGAAATGGCAAAGCTTAACAACCTTCAAATTTCAGCTAAAGCAGGAAACTTAGGAATCTTATATATCAACTACTTTAAGACAGAGGACCCAAACACCTATGATTATATTATTTTCAATATGAATGCTAGATTCAAGGAATGGGCTTCAGGTAGCATACCACCAGTTCAAACAATTAGTATGAATGAAAAAACTTTTGTAAGTACAGAGGATAAGATACCAAAGTTTGTCATTCAGCTTAAGTACGAAAGCAACAAGGATAAAAAAGGAGCAATAACACTGAATTAATAAAAATGGAGCCAAAGAAACCTTATCCAATGATGGAACTCTTAATGGAAACTTTTAGAAAGTACCTAAAGTCACTTGAAGAACTTCCCGTAGATGAATACACTAAGAAAATTTTCTTTGGTGAAATCTATGAACATTACAAGTAAGCAAACTATGATGGAAAGCTACTTTGTTTATATGACCATTAATAATTTTGATGATACCAAATGTTATATTGGTTTTACTAATGGACACCGGAAGAATTATTTGGGAAGCGGATTATTGATTATCAAAGCTGTAAAAAAATATGGCAGAAATAATTTTTCTAAAATAATACTCGGAGAGTTTAAAAATAGAGAGGAAGCTCATTTTTGGGAAGGTTTCTACATTAAACTTTATAAAACAGAAGTAAAATATAGGGGTTATAATATTAGCCCCAATGGAGGTATTGGAACTCCTGGATGTTTTAGTGAAGAAACAAAGAGAAAAATTAGTGAAAGTAATTTAGGTCTTAAGCGTTCTGAGATTACTAAACAGAGATTAAGAGAGAGTAGCATTGGAAAACATCAATCTGAAGAAACAATAGAAAAAAGAAGAAAAAAAAATATTGGCAAAAAATACAAAACGAAAATAAGTAAATAATATGGGAACAGTAGAAATCATTTCAGTTATCGGTATTGTAGCAATAGCATTTGCTCAAAGCTTTCGTGTCATTAAGATTAGAAAACAACTTTTTAATGTTGAGGCATCATTTAAAGATGCTTGTAAAGAAATAGTAAGACTAAAAGATGAGGCAAAAGCACCAAAAAAAGTATCGTTTATTATGGATGGTGATAAACTAACTGCCATAATGAAAAGAAATAAATTCAATGCCTAGTCGTACACCTATAGAGTTAACTACTATCAAAGGGAGAAAGAAATTTTATCTTTCTCCTGAATGGCGGTTGCTTAGAAGAATTAAACTTGTTGAGAATCCACTTTGTGAAGAATGTAAACAGAATGACTTGCTTACAATAGCTGTAGATGTGCATCACATTGTTGAAGTTGCAGACAATCCATTACTCGCACTTAAGATTGATAACTTAGCCAGCCTATGTAAATCGTGTCATAGCAAGATTACAGCCGGAGGTCATATAGCTAATGCTCATAAGAGCGGAACATTTGAAGTTGTAAATAAGAAATGGAATTTTGATTTGAATTAAGATGTACAACCCTAGACAATATACCAAATACTTTGGGGATCATAGAAAGGGAAAAGTCTAAGATCAAAAAATCACCAATGGAGTATACGCTTTAAAAAATGATATTATAAAAGAATTATATCTTTATGTGAAACAATACAATCATATAATGAAAAAGGATGTCGATAAAGATAAGGAAGATGAGGAGCCATTAAAATTCTACGATTCTAAGCTAATTGTTTACGGAATAGCAATCTTATTAGTATTTACATTAATCTGTTTCATACCTAAGTGGCTTATCCAACCAGCCGGTAACTCAAAATTGGATTTTTCTCGTTCAGGTGAAATAGGAGACACAATTGGAGGCATAATGGGACCTTTTGTGGCTATCTGCGCTGCAATTTTAACCTTTCTAGCTTTCTGGATTCAATTTAAAGCAAATCAACAACAAGCAAGACAGTTTAAGATCCAAGCAAGAGATGCAAGGATTGATAGATTTGAAAATAGATTATCGGACTTAATTAAAATTCATAGGGATAATTTAAATGAAATTGAAATAGATGATTTTACGGGTCGGAAAGCATTTATCCCAATGTTTCAGGAACTTAAGTATATTTATTTTTGTGTGAAGGAGTTTTTTATTCATTCATATGATAATGAAATTCTTTTAGATATAGCCTATCGAATTTTTTATTTGGGGACCGCGGATACTTCACTAATTTTAATTCATCAATCTTTAAAAGATAAATTACCAACTCAAGAAATTAAAGGGTTACTTTCTCATTTACAACGACATAAAGATCTTGATAAGACGAATACATTGATTACACTTGAAACTGAAGGATTAACACGTCAATTCATTTTAGAATACGAACCATTTGAAGGGCATATTTCAAAATTAGGTCATTACTTCAGACATCTTTATTACACAATCAAATTCATAGATTCTCAGAAAGAGTCTTTCCTGGATGAAGAAGAAAAATATGAATATGCTAAAACAGTACGTGCACAACTCTCGGATTATGAACAACTCCTTCTTTTTTATGATATTTGTTCTGCCTTCGGTAAATCCTGGATTTCTAAAGGTTTTATAAGGAGCTATCGTATGATTAAGAATTTACCTCTGCCATTAGCTGATTTTGGGCGTACACCAGAAGCAATATTTGAAAATGATATTAAATATTGGGCTGGTAGGGGCAAATATTTCTTTGAATGGAAGGATAAAAATTGGTCTTAGAATGTTAATTACCAGAAGTAGTTACCATCTATTCCGCTATATTAAGATTTAAAATATCTTGTGCCTTTATAGCTTCATCATTAGAAAGATTTGCCAGAATGGGTAAAATTTTCTCCTCAATTATTTCTTGAGTATTTCTAAGTTTTTCAGCGTCACCCGGGTCTCTTCTAATATCAATTTGGATTGCCAACCCTTTCATTAAGAAAGTTAAACTTTTAATAAAATAATCTTTTTTATCTTCAAGATACCCCACTAACTCATTAACTAATACGCAGTATAATATTTTTTTATATACAACTTCCTTTGTTTCTGAGTTTATTTTAAGAAAGGAGGGTCTAAGCAGTAGAATATCTTCGATTTCTTTCTGTGAAAGATAATTTTTTATTATCCAGTCTTTTAGATCTGGTTCAATCCAATTTTTCTCCCAAGTATCTGTTATAAATTTTTCAAATATTACTTTTAATTGAGGCTTGATTCTGTTATGAATTGCGGAAATATTATCAAGCTCTTCTTGAATATAGTTTTCAGCTTGAGATTGTCTTTTAAAGTAGATTTTCCCGCTTGCGTGTGAACATCTATTACGGACATCAACAAGATTTTTACATCCTGAAACATCATTTATATGAAATCTTAATGACCGAAGTAATTTTTCTAATGATGTTTTTTCGGGCATCTGAGATAGGTCAAATAAGGAGTTAAAAACCGTGCCATTATTACTTCTGGAGTATTCTTGTAAAGCCGTATCGATAATTGCATCCCCGTGTTCTTTTAAAAACCATTTCGTCTTATAGATGAAAGACATATAAAGCATATGAAATGCGGTAAACGAAAACTGATACTTTTGGGTTGGTAAATTTTCGAGATAAGCTGATACAAGATATTCAACAAACTCATTAGTATCTTGGTCCTCAAATTCAACTGGTAGATAAGATCTTATTAGATAAATATGTTCTTCCATCATCTATAAATTAAATTCCCAATACCTGGTTTATCTTATCAGAAATTTTGAAAGAAAATATTTCGATTAGTTTCTTATTAGAAGTCACAAGCAATTCTTCTTCCTTAATCTTGTTTATTACTTCCCTCTGAACTGAAAGACTTGGCAACGGTATTTTTAATTTATTTAAATCTGATGGACTAACTCCTGATTGTCTTGAGCGCTCAGATAAACCAATGATATGTTTTTGAATAGATTCCGAATTTAAGAAATAAAATAACCAGTCTGTAGAGAGTCTTTTTTTATCAGGTATGCATTTAATTAGAGCTACATTATAGGCTCCTTTCTTACCACGTAAAATTTGAAAGACCGGTGGACCATAACGCCCAATCATAACATCATCTTCAGAACAGGTTTTATGTTTTTCTTCTATTGGTATATAGACTGCATTCTCATCACTTTTAAAGTCTCTAATTTGAAGTAAACGAATATAACCTTCCTTTGGATTATAAATAAAAGTGGATTTAGGAGGTTGGGTTCCTCCAGAATATTTGCATATTTCTTCCAAATTAACAATAGGCCAGCTTTTTTCGGGTTGTACAAAGTATTGATAGTTTTCAACTATTAATTTAGCTCCGTCAATTAATTTTTGATATACTAATAATTCCTGAACAATTGAATTTTGAGCATCAAGCGGAGGCAAAGGTATCTTTAGTTCTTCTATGGTTTTTTTATTGATGGCTTCAAAGGTACTCCCAGTGGCAAACAATTTTATTTGATTCTGAATATTTTTTAAAAGATAAAATAGGAAGAAGTAATTTATTTTCGAAGAAGGACGGATAGCAGCTAACCCTCTCCCTATACAGATATCAAACGGAGATATGTTAACAGGACCCACAGGTGCTCGAACAGACATTAAAATATCATTCTTAATAGCAATTTTAGTAAACTGAGAAGTCCATTTTGTTGGCTCATTTAAATATACCTCACCAAAGTCAGATTTACCCTGATAAAATGGAAGCCCCTCTGATTTATCATTATAAAATTGGCCTTCGGGAGATTGTCCTGCTATAACTTCGGCTACAGATGAAAGGGAAACTATATCAAATTGTGATGTCTGAAGTTCTTTTAGTTCCTTATACCTATTCCCACTTAAAATATAATCGTTTGATTTAACTTTATCAATATCTAATATATCAAATCCAACGTTTAAAGCTTGACTTTTATTTTCAACTTTTCTATTAGCTAAAAATCTTTCAATATCATTTTCCCCATCTAGTTTTCTTCTATTATTATCAAGTGAAAGCCCGTCATTCTTAATTTCAAAATACCAAATATCCTTTTGAATATGCGGTTGATTTACTTTAGTTAAAAATAAAACATTCGTTTTGACGCCAGTATAAGGGAGAAATACACCTTGTGGTAAGGAAATAATACTCTGCAAATTGCACCTGTTGAGTAAATATTCTCTTGTCTTACGTAAATCTTTTCTAAACAAGAATCCTTCAGGAACAATAACTGCAATTCTACCGTTTTCCGAGGTCTTATTTATTGCTTTGATACAATGTTGTACGCATATACTATCTCCGTTTTTGGAGGGTATGTCATATATGCTACCAAAATCTGTCGTCTGGGAGTACGGCATATTGGTCACAACAACGTCAAATTTATTCTCAATATCACTTATTTCCTGTAAACTATTTTTCTGTCTGATATTACTATGTCCATCTCCAGCTAAAATCATATTCATTTTAGTGATTCTAGCTGTACTAGTTATTTCATTTCCAAAAATCGTATGCTTCCTTAAGAGCTCCATATTTCTATCATTTCTAGGCATAGTATTATAAATATGCCTAAAGCTCTCAATCAACAATCCCCCTGTACCGCAAAATGGATCATAAATTCTTTCTGTTATTTGAGGATTAACTAATTTTACCATCATTTTGACAATATGTCGAGGGGTAAAATACTCACCAAGATCGTTACCTGTTGCAGATGTAGCTTTAAGAAAATATTCAAAAGCATCTCCTTTTATATCAGAATTTATATCCGTAAGAACCAAGGGATCAATTTTATCAACTATTTTCTTTAATACTCTGCCATCTTTAATTTGCAGAGGAATGAAAATATTATCATCCTTATAAAACTCATTTATTTTTCTTAAGACAATATTGTTAATATAATCAAGAATTTCATCACTTGGTTTTCCTTTATAGAAATCCCATTTATATTTTCTATCTACCTCAGGTTTATCCCTTAAATTGTCTATTTCACTAAAAAGTTTTAAAAATAGGATATTTGCAAACTCGCTAAATCGTTCAATCCCTGCACGTAATCCTTCAACTCTAAGAGTATTGTTTGCTTCATCAAATATACCAATCAACTCTTGTCTGGAAAGTTGGACTTCCTTTGGTATTGTATCAAGTGCATAAGAATCAACTTGCAGATACTGGATAGCAAGAATTTCTCGAATTAATTCATCAACCTCTTCCCCGTTTAGGATCAGTGGTTTCTTTGTCTTAGTATGGAGACTTTTATAATACACACCATCTGTGGCAAATACTATAGGCGCTTCTAGTATTTCAGCATAATCTCTTCCTTGTTCCAAAGCAGAGAGAATATCTGATCCGTTCCTCTTTGTTTCAATAATAATTAAAGGATTGTCTTTACCTTTTTCGTAAAGGACATAATCAGGACGTCTACCTTTTAATTTTGATTTTTGATCAGGTGTTTTAGGTTGTTCTAGAAAAACATTTTTCTTTGACCCCGAAAATGTCCATCCAAGATTTTTCAGACGTTCGTCAACTTGGATTCTAACATCTGGTTCTAACGGGAAATTTATCATAGCCTAAAAAAATGTAACAAGTAATATGCTGTAAGACAGATGGATACTGACAAGATTCTTCCAAATCTATAATTCGATCATCTAAGTTAGAATTATTTATTGAACACAATAGAAAATTTCAAACGAAAAAAAGGCAAAGGTGTATATATTAATTGAAAAGTATACCACTTTAAATGTTTAACCTGTTGCTGTGGAAGACAAGCAACACAAAACAGATGATAAAGATGGAACAAAACTAGAAATCTTGAGAAGGCATTTTCGGGAAAGTGACAGTGAACGAAAAATTGTAAAATAAGAAAAGCAAAACCTAATAATAATTCGATGATATATACTTAAACCACTAAACAATAAGAAGATATTTTTCCAATTATAAAAAGAGGTTCAAAAAGGTTTCGTAGTGGTTTCCTTGAGCCTCTTTTTTCTTTGGATACAAAAATTAAAACCACTATGTCAAAAAACACCACCAAAATCAAACGCAAAAAAGGAGAAGATACCTATGTCAATATATCTTCAAAACTTCTAAGGAATAATGATATTTCTATTAAAGCCAGATTCATAATGTGTCTTATCCTAAATGATAGTGATAAGTGGAATGTTAATCTTGAAAACTTAATGGAACAATCCGGTATAAAGGACCCTAAAACAATGAACAAGATAATAAAGGAACTTATTGAGAATGGTTATATGGAACGGGATTTTGTTAATGGAATATGGAAGTATACTATACACGAAATGCCTATAAAAGTTGAAAGGGCCACCTCCCAAAAAATGGTAGATGGCCACCTCCCAAAAAATGGATGGTGTCTTACTATCAATACTTAATATTGCCTGCGCTGAAGCGACAGGCTTCGCACTCCGATTTTTATAAACAAAAAATCTCCGTGCGAAGACAGATCAGAGAGAAAAACGCAAGCGTTTTCCCTCCGCAATTAAAGTAAACCTAAATAATTCTTAAGAAAAATAAAGTAATTAACCTTATGAAAAGTAAAGATAAACACCTTATGAAAAGTAAAGATAAACACCTTATGAAAATTAAAGCATCAACTGATAAGTTTTTTCAAAGTAAGTTAGATAGCTTCATAGAGAAGTCTATCTTAGATAATACCTTAAGTGATAACAGTAGAGACTTACTTTCTTATGTGCCTACTAAGAGAGACAGATACAGTAACCATTCCGTTATCAAATAAGGAACTTAAGTGTTCGGGTATCCGTTTATTTAAGGTAGTGAGCCGCCGCCGATTTTGGCAAGAGGGACAGTGAGCAAACTCCCATAAACTTTAACGGTTTAGGTTTTATTTCTACGGTAATTATAAGTATAATGTGCCAATAGTCAGACCGTTACAACTAAACTAATTTAATTCTAATATGAAAACTTTATTAAAAGTATTGCTATCCCTATCTTTAATCCTGATCTTATCTTGTGAAAAAATGGACCCTATTCCTTGCAACTGTAACCATACATTTGAATTGAACTATGCTAACTTCAGAGATCAAACAGTACAGTTAATTGTAGCAAATGAACGTTACTTTATACAACCTGATAGCAGTCTTATTTTAGATGTTCCAATTATTAATGTGAACAAGGTCTCTGTTATGATCGGAGCAGAAACAGTAAGTAAGATGGAAGGAAGACCAAATGAATGTTTTACGTATAACTATTGGTGGTAAAACTCGTTGAAATGATAGCTCACCCGAGGATATGTTTTAAACTCAGCCCCGTCATCATTCAAATATTTTTTTTCCAAATTTCACTTCACCGATTTTTATACCTTCTGCCAGTAATTTTAAATCATCTAATGGTTTTATAAATAAGATTTCAATTGAACAACATAAATTGTTGGCTATAAAAAATATTTTATCACAATCAGATTTTGAAATGATCTCGGATGGACTGATAAATTTATTGTGGATTAAACCTACGTACAAACTTTGATTCTTCTTTATATTTAGCTCAGAAGCATTTTTAAAGGCTATTGTAATTTCTTCAAATAATCCCACCTTTTCTGCTTCATATTCTTTAAATAATTCAGCCAATTTAAGAAACTGGTAATATATAATTTTTGCTTTAATAGTATGATCTCTTAGTCCCATTATATCCAATTCTTTCTCTGTTACTGGTCGTCCCAGATAATACTCTAAAATATAATGTGATAATAGCTTGCATTTTCCTAGTTCTTCAATACCAAGTTGATATAAAGTATAAGCTCTGCTATAGTATTGTTTGGATACTAATAAATCTGCTTCATCGATAAGTGATTCTGCATTCCTAAATGATTTTATTAAGCCTTCATATAAACAAATATCAGTTAAACATTCAGGCTTCTTCAACGTTTTGGATTTATTCCTTTTTGACATAGGTTACTAATAGATCATATCTTTCCAAAGAGGCACATTTGGTTTTCCTGTTTAGTATAATCTTAATTATTACATAAATCTTTAATGGCATCATAAGCCTCAGCAAATCCTAATTCTCCTGCTTTGCTGAAATCCAAACAACCCTTTTCCTTCAGACCTAAATTAAGATTTGCTAAACCCCTAAAATAGTATGCCATTCCTAATTTAGGGTTGATTTCTATAGCTAAGGTAAAGTCAGAAATCGTTCCTCTATAATCTTTGAGAATAAACTTCAGTCCTCCTCTTTCGACATATACGGATTCATTAAGAGGTTCGAGATCAATTGCAATGCCAAAATCATTCATCGCTCCTTCAGTATCATCAAGTCTAGCTCTGGCACTTCCTCTTTTAATGTAGGCGCCTGCATACTTGGGATCAATTTCTATTGCTTTAGTATAATCAACAATTGCTCCCCTAAGGTCTTGAAGATTGACTTTAGCTAAACCTCTCATAAAATAAGCCATTGCAAAATCGGGGACAAGTTCAAGAACCCTAGAATAATCATCGATTACGCCGTTGAAATCATTAATATGGAATTTTGCTAATCCCCTGTCATAATATGCTACTCCATAAGAAGGATTGATTTTTATTGCCATTGAGTATTCAACAATTGCTCCGCTATAATCTTGGAGAGAATCCTTTGCTGTTCCTCTTTTATAATACTCCTCGGCAGTTTGCCCATTTCCTTGAGTAACTATAAGAATTAAAGTTATAATACATAAAATCTTTCGCATATTCTTATTTCTTTTTAACATAAGTTTTGTTACCATTCTTATTAATGTAATATGTTCCTCCGCGTGACCCAGTATGTAATGTTTTTGAATTACTATATGAAGGAGCTGAATAGCTTTTAGAATATTTATAAGTTGAATTAGTTCTGTAGGTTGGTTTTCTATAGGTTGAACTTGTACTATTATTTGCCCTTTCACGAGCGGTCTTTTGTTTATGTTCTTCTATTGTGATTAATTGCATATTTGAAGGAACATCTGCTCCGCCCTCAGATAGAGGAACGATGTGATCAATTTCATAACCACTCGGTATCTTTTTATAACCTTTGCTCTTAAGGAACTTATTCTTTGCGGAGGAGCTTCTCTCTACTTTGGGATTACCTGTGGTGGAGTATGTTTCTCCAGTTATATAAGTTGTCCCATTTGATTTATAAGTCTGCTTTTGTTGACCAAAAGAACAATCATTAAGGCTAAACCACACCAAAAAAATAACAGTGAGACTTTTGAAAAAAGTTTTCATTATGTAATCTGTTTAATGATTTATTTCATTAATGAGCTATTATCAGGAGAAGAAGCGATTTGAAAGTTATGAAATAAGTTGATTTGAAACAAGTTTTGAATAATAAAACTGATTCAATGGCCGGGCTCGGTGAAATGATAACTCAACCCTTACCCTAAAGCGTCTGCCCTCATCAGCTTTCGCAAAACTCGATTTTTGAACCCCCTACCCCTAAGAGAATCCCAAATTATTTGCATATGACTTGCCTGTTAGCTTCAGCTTAAGCATACTTCCCATTCCCATATTACCATATTGATTTCATAATCAACTCAGCCTAAGTGTCTAGAATGCGTCGGCTTTCTTGTGCAATTTCCTTCAGATATATAATAGAAATAACACACTTCATATGAACCCAAATCTTAGGGAAGATATTGTTGCTCACTTAACCAAAAAAGGAAACTACGAATCCACTGTTGATGACTACTTAATAGATGAATTGCTAATCAATATTGACTTATCGAATGAGTGTTTGAAGTCCTTAAAAGGTCACATTGTTGAAGAGTATGAATACAAAGCAGGAACTGTCATTACTCGTATCAATCCAATGGTTAATGCTTATCAAATGTTTCAGCGAAACATAAACCAGTTATCTACAAAACTCGGTATCAATAGAGCTGACCGGTTAAAACTAAAACTGATGGCTGAAAAGCTTGAGGATACATTCACAGAAGACTTTGGATAAAGAGCAATATATAGCAAACTGTTGGAAAGCTGCTAGTGATTATTGTCAAGGTGTGTCGGACGGTACAATCAGAGTTCCAGAAGAAATCCGATTGGCTGTTAAAAGACACGAACAAGATTTATTGAGAGATGACCTTGAATGGAGAACAGAAGCAGTTGAGAAGGTTTACAAATTCTTCTCCTATGTTTTTGTGGATACCAACAAGCAATTTATACTTCAACCATTCCAGGCATTTACCATTTTAGCATTATTCGGTTTCTATTTTAAAGGTACCGATGAAAGAAGGTATACTCAATCGACTTGGTTAGTAGGTGCTAAGAATGGTAAGACTACATTCTGTGCGGCCCTTCAATTATACTTTATGATGGCAGATGGTGCTTCATTTCCTGAATCACTTCTTATTCTTGGTGCCAAAGATCAGACAGAAGAAACAGCTTTCAATGCACTTAATATTTTAATTCAGTGTAGTCCGGCAATCAAAAGAAGATTACAAGTTCTTCGATCACAAGAAATAGTTTTCAAGAAAGATGAGTACGGTAACAGAAAGATTGGAAAATGTAAAGTTCAGTCAGGAGTTCCAGAAAAATCCGAAGGTATGAACCCAACCTCTTGTATACTTGATGAAGTACATACTTGGAAGGATGGTAAGAAATTTAGTGTTATAAAAAACAGATTGGGGACAAAGAAGAACCCTATGTTATTTCTTATTTCAACGGCTGGGTTTGGTAAAGATAGTTTCTGTGCTAAACTAGTTGAGACTGGTAAAAACGTATTAAGAGGGCTTGCTGAAGATGATAGGTCATTCTATTTGATATATGGTCTGGAAGAAGGTGATGATTATAATGATGAAAGTGTTTGGATTAAAGCAAATCCCGGATTAGGAACAATATTGGATTATAGAACATTCAAGGATGCTTATATCACAGCTAAATCAATGCCTTCTACTCTGGAAGAATTCATTGCTAAGAGATTGAATGTTTTCTTAGAAGAACAGGGTGAATGGATAGCATCAAGAGTATTAAGACCGTGTTTCACAAAATTTGATGATTCAGTAGTAAAAGACCTACCTTGTTATGTTGGCATTGACTTATCAGAAACTCAGGACTTAACTTCTATTGTTTGCTTATGGGATGCAGGAGATAAGTTTTATATCAGAGCTTACTTCTTCTTCGTAAGGAAAGATAATAATGTCCTTAGAACGGGAAATATAAATTTATTTAAATGGGTGAATGATGGATACATTATTGAATGTAAAACTCCCACTATAGATTATGAGCTTGTAAAAAGCTATTTAAATAAAATCGCTAGAGATTTCAAGGTTAAAGGTTTGTATTTCGATCCTTGGCACTTCAGAGCAATTCTGGATGTACCTAAGGAAAGTAAGGGAACCAATCTGAAATTTGAAGATGGGACTAAAATGTGGGTCGTACCCGTACAACCCGGTGCAAGAAACCACGATTATCCAATAAGATTTGCAGAAGCCCTCTTTTATGGTGGTTTAATAACTGTTGATGATAACGACTGTATGTTTTGGAATTTTCTAAACGTGGTTAAAGAAAAAGCCGATGCTAATGGAAATTTCAGAACTAATAAGAAAAAGAGTAAAGATGCTATAGATGGGGTAGTATCCTTATTAAATGCTCTTTACGGATACCTAGGACAGAATTTAAGTGCATCAGCTAAATTCTACAAGAACTCTCAAAAAACTTGAGATATATATTAAAATAAACTTATTCAAATGTCTGTATTATCAAACTTATTCAATAAGAATAGAAATATCAAAACTGTCTTTACCGATGAGAAAACAGCCAAAGATAGAATGTGGGCTGCTATTAATATGCCGAGTATTCATTTTGATGCTGATGATGGGAAGAAGATAGCTTCAATGGTTATTTGTAGCAAAATAATTTCTCAAGATACTGGAAGGTTACCAATTAAACTTTTTAAGACAGACGATAATGGAAACAAGATTGTAGTTAAAGATGATTACAGATATATTTTATTACATCACCACCCAAACGCTTACACCGATTCTTATACATTTTGGAGCACAGTAGAATTTATAAGAAGTTATACCGGAAATTCTTATGTAAAAATTAATAGAGATTCTTCAGGTATCGCTTCATTTACAGTATTAAATAGTGATGATGTTTCAGGACCCGTAGTTATAGATAATAAATTGTATTATGGGATTAAGGGATATGACGAACCTGTTAACTCTATCGAAATCCTTCATTTCAGAAATCTATCCTCTGATGGACTTAAAGGAAGAGACCCCAAAGAAGATTTAAATCTAAATCTTAGTATATCATTTAAAGCACTTACAACGTTAGATAGTTTCTTTACAAATGGTGCAATGGGAACTCTTGTTTTGGAAACATTATTTCCAGAAGGAGTTAACCCTGAAGATTGGGCGGAACAGAAAGAAAAGTTTAAAGAAGAGTATGGTGGTTATTTAAATTCCCATAACATATTTGTTCCTCCTCCTTATACAAAGTTGAATCCGATTAGAATAGATTTTGCTAGTTCTCAACTAATGGAATCTATAAAATACAACAACGGTCAAGTCGCTTGTTATTATGGTGTTCCTCCACATAAGGTTGGTATCATCGAAAATTCGAAATTCAATAGTTTAGTTGAACTGCAAAGTGATTATATCACAAATACAATTGCCCCAATTTTAACAATGTACCGTAGAGAGTTAGAATTAAAACTTCTATCTGATGAAGAATTACTTGATGGTTACAGTATTGAATTTGAAACTAAAGCTTTGAACATTACTGATAGCAAAACTAGAATAGATGAGTATGTTAAACTATTCGGTGTTGGTGCGGTGAAGTCAAATGAGATTCGTAAATGGGAAAATCTACCTGCGTATGAAGGTGGCGACAATACATTCATAGGTACAGGTTATATGGGTTTAGATAAAGCAACAGGCAAAATACCTACGCAATCAGCAAATAATCCAATTCAATAACGGATATATATAAAAATAACTCAAAATAATGAGCAAAATTCTCTATAGGTCTTTTGAACCACAAGAAGGTGAACTTAGGTCTTTGATGGAAGACAATCAAATGATAATTGAAGGCTATGCTGCAAAGTATAATACCAAAAGTCACTTGCTTAATGATAGGGGTGGAAAAAGATATTATGAATTATTAGAGCCAGGCACATTTAGGAACCATTTAAACGATGATGTAGCTTTTACATATAATCATTTAAAGGAAACTGTAATGGCTCATACACGTAATAAAACGCTTATCCTCAGTGAAGATGAGATTGGATTGAAGTTTAGAGCAATCCTTAACAATACTACAGATTCAAAGAATTTATATGAAAGAGTTTTAAGAGGTGAATTAGTTGAAAATTCATTTGGCTATCACGAAAATCCTTCATTACAGAAATTGGACCGCATCGCCGGTAGCGAACCTACATTGCGAATAACGGGAATTCAAGATTTGTTTGATGTATCAGTTGTGACAAAAGGTGCTTACCCAAATACAGAAGTATACACTCGTAGCTTAGATGAAATTAAAACTGAAGAATCAGAAAAAACATATGAAATAGCTCCATTTAAAAGGGAGCTTGAACTTATAAAAATTAAAAATAATCTATAAAGATGAATAAACAAATTATTGAACTCGAAGCAAAACTTAGAGGAGAAATCCAGAAAATGGATGAATTAACTAGAAGTAACCCTTCTTTAAATGAAGACCAAGCTAAAACTTGGGAAGACTCAAAAGTAACTGTAGAAAAAATACAGAAGGACCTTAAAAGGGCAAAAGATCAGGAAGAACTTAATAAAGTTCTCGCTGGTGAGGCTATTCGTAATGAAGATGATGGTGAGAAGAAAGACATTGTAAGAAGTTGGCAGAAAGCTTCCAAAGAGTATATTGAGACTATGGGTAGAAGTATCTCTAAAGAATTTATGGGTTCCGAAGGCCTTTTAATTCCAAAAGAATTATTCAGAGCAGATCCTATTCTTACTTCAACTAATACTTCTTTAGTTCCTATGACGGTGCAGAATGACCTATCTATGGTTACAGGTGATGATTTTTCATTGCTTAAATTCTTAGGTGTTCAGTTCTATCCAGGACTTACCGGAACTCACGAACTGCCATATATGGCTCAATTAAATGCTTCTAAACCTACCGAAGGTGGAGACGCTTCAACAGCTAATGCTATTCCTCTTAACGTTGAACTTAAACCTCAGACTTATTCGAGCGATCAGACTTGGTCTAAAATGGCTCTATTGAATATGCCTGCTTCCATTTATGCTGGTATTATCAATGATATGCAATTAGCTAACCAGAGAAAAGTTGTTGTTGATTATTTCAATTCAATATTTGATACTGATAGCTCAATCGCTGCAACTACTTCAGGTTTAACATATGGTGATATGGTTAACCTTACAAACATTGATTACAATATTGGAAATGCAAAATTCGTAACCGATAACAACCTTAGAGTTTATCTTGAACAAAAAGCTGTTAGTTCTTCCGGAATTGCACTTGCTTGGAATTCACTAAACAACACCGTTGCTGGTAGAGAAGCTATTGCTACTTCAGCAATGAAATCTAAGAGAGCAGTTTATGGTAACCATACATTTGGTGCAGTTGGTCAGTGGGGAACTCCTGAACTTGTTATCAACGGACTTACAACTCCAGGTAAACTAAAAATTACTACACTTGAGTTTTACAAACCAGTTATTAGAAACAAATACGCATTCAAGTATTTCAGTGCGGATGCTTCTTGTGCAATCTAATCCTTAACGGGATGAATATATAGAGGGAAGAGAAACTTTAAATTCTCTTCCCTTTTTTATTTAAAATAATCGCATCCAATGAATTTAGTTAGCCTCGAAGAAGTAAAAAGGCACCTTCGTATTACCAATGATGAAGATGATGATTACTTAGAAAATACAATTATCCCAGCTGCAACTTTAAAAGTAATACATTTCATTTGGGACCCTTCAATATCTTTTACTATTGAAACCTGTCCGGCTGATATAAAGAATATTATTTTAATTGAATGTGGTGATAGATATGATATGGAACGCAATTCATATCAACCTACAAGCATTAAGAAAACCGATCTTTTTGAACGCTCCTTAATGTTTTATAAAAAAATGTGGTGGTAATGTTATCCAATCAACTTAATAAGTATATAACTCTACAAAAGGGTGCCGATTCTAAGAATGCAGTTGGTTCTCCAATATTTACTTGGAATGATATTTTTTCAACTTATGCTAAGGTAAATGTTACCTCTGGGGACACTAGATTTAATCAGCTAGCTCAAATCATTGCTTATCATACTGAATTTCTAATCAGATATAACGGCGATACAAAACTGATAAACAACAAATGGAGAGTTAAGTACAATGGGGATTTATTCAAGATTGTAGCAATACAGGAGATCGGGAATAAAGAGGGGTTCAAATTAATAACAGTAGGATTTAACGATAATGGACAACCAGACAGTTGAAATTGAAGGGATGGATGCTCTTCTTAATGCAATGGATGAGCTACCAACTGTTGTCCAAGAAAAAATTATTAGAAAAGTTTTATTCAAGGCAGGTAGAAAGTTTGTCGTGAGTGAATTAAGAGCTGCTTTATCATATTCGCCTAGATTAAAAAAATCGCTAAGAGTTATTGGTAACAGATATGATAAACTTAAAGTTACAGCCGGAGTAATTATAACAAAAAGAAAAGGAGATGAAATACCTCCGGGTGTCCTAATCAGATTCATTGATGGTGGTACAGTACAAAGAACCACAAAAAGAGGATATAACAGGGGTGCAATAAAAGCAAGAAATGAAGTAACTCCTATTATTGATAGCAGTATACAACCTATGACTCAATGGATTATAAATGAAATGGGTACTGAAATCAATTCCGAATTGGATAGAATGTTAGCTAAATATAAATAAACGTAAATGAGTTTTCAAACCAATATGGCAAGTAAAATGAAAGCAGATGCTTCACTCAATCAATTAGTAAGTGACATCTGTTTTGATATTCTCCCAGTAAATTTTGATTTAAAAGACGATTGGGCAGTCTTTACATATCTAGAGACAGAAAGAATAGATGTAATGGGTCAGAAAAACTATTTGACTATGTACAAACTGTATGTTAAAATAATATCGCCTGACACATTCAATTTGCTTAATATTTCTGATGCAGTGAGCAGATATTTAACTAGCTATAGTGATTCCCATTTCTTGGATATATCATACACTACAAATAACCAATCCAACAGTATAGTTGATGATACCGACATATTTGAGAATACAATAGAATACACAATTACCTATCAAAATTAAACGAATATATATACTATAAATAAAATAAATTTTAAAAAATGGCAACACCAATTTTAAACGGTCTAGAACTTGTAATCTTTGACTCCTCAATCTTAGGATTAACTACAGATTGGGATTTTTCAGCAGATAAAGAAAAGATTGACATAACTACAATGGCTTCGGCAGGAAATAAAGAATTTATGATGGGAGATAAAACCTACGAATTTGGTTTTTCTGCACTTGTTTCCAAAACAGTAGGTGATGTTTCAAGAGGTTATGACTACGTAATGAATAGCTTCGTAACTAACGATGGTGCTGTAAATTTTGCAGTTAAACCTTCTTTCACTGGAAACACTTACTATGATGCTAGTGCATTCCTTACTAATGTTACTACTAAAGGTAGTGGAAATGATAAGATTACCTATTCAGGAAAACTTACTGTAACAGGTGCTCTTAATAAGAAAACTTCCTAATTAAAATAAAAAATAAGTATGGTTGAGAATCTTGAAATTGCTGGAATTAAATACCCAGTTATAGTAAACTTCTATGTTATTGGTGAATTTCAGAGAGAAACTGGCTATTCATTTGATGTATTGGAAAAATTGCCTCATATGTTATATTTAGTAGAACCTCTTTTATGGTATTCGCTTAAATTAGGACACTTGGTAGCAAAACAAGATTTTACATTAAAAAGAGAGGATATGCCTTTGTTTTTAAGTGACGATAAGACTTATGAATCATTTTTTGAAGTGATTACAAAATTCTTTCCTGAATCCAAAGACAATACTAAAAACGCAAAAAAAAAATAAATCTAGATGAGCTTTGTGGGATAGCAATATCAAAACTAAAGCTTTCAAAAGATGATTTTTATAACCTTACACCTGTTGAATTTGACTTTGCTTTACTAGATTATAGGAAAGAAAGGGATGAGGAGAATAAGCTTGATAGATTCAAATTATGGCAATTGATTAGATGGACTACTATGTCAGAAAAATTTGACTTTAGAACTCCAGAAGAGTTTTGGCCATTTAATGAAGAAGAAGTTGTTACAAGGGAGATAAAAGAAGTTACAGAAGAAGACTGGAAAAGGTTAGATAGACTTGTATCATAAGGCAGCTTATTTAGCTGCCTTTTTTGTGAATATATATAAAAATAATAATTCAATATGGCAGATAGTAAACTCAGCGTAGAAATTGGTGCCAAAAGTGGTAAACTGTCAGCTGATTTAGCAAGAGCAAAAGGCCAATTCACTAATTTTTCAAAGGATACTAAAAAAACTGTTGGAGACATTGGTAATGTTTTTGAGGGTTTGGGTGGTGCAATTGGAGGAGCTTTTGAGGGTATTTCATCTTCAATTTCTTCATTAATGACTGCGGGTGGACCTATTATGTTAATAACTGCTGGTATAGCAACTATTGGCAAACTTATTAAATCAGCCAAAGAGGATATGGATCTGTTCCGTGAATCTGCTGATAAAGTAAAATTTGGTTATGCTGGATATGCAACTGATGCTGAAGATGCAAGAACTAAGACAAGAAAACGAGCCTTAGGAGAAATTCTAGAAGCTCAAAAACAAATAGCAGCAGCTGAAAGGGGTTCTGGTGATAATAGAAATACAGAAGAACAAAAAAAAATTTTCAGGCAGCAAAGAGCATCAGCTCAATTAATGTTGGAAGAAGGTCAAAGGCTTTTTGATTCTGTTATGGGTCACAAAGATAAAGTTGCTTGGCAGCTTAAATACAATAAACTCTTACAAGAACAAGAAATTTTAAGTGATGCAGGTAAAGCTAAAGCAACTGAATGGGAGGGGTTAGAAGCTAGACTAGTTGAATTAAGAGGAGTTATTATTGATAAAGAGAAAACAGCTGCTGAGAAAAAACAAGCATCCATAGAAGCTGACAAAATTTCTGCCCAGTTACTTAAAGAAAAGAATGCGGAGATTGATAAAGAACTTGCTAATCTTACTGCTATTTCTGAAATGACAGGAACACAAGAGGTTGTTGAAAGTAAAATATTTGCACTTGAATTACAGAGAAATACTAATCAAAAGGAATATGCTTCTGATAAGAACAAGGTTCTTAAGATGGAAAATAGTTCTCTTAAAACTACTGCTGCACAATTAGCACTTGAGGAGAGGAAATTAAAAACCCAAAAAGAATATAACTCTCACGGTAGCGATGGATATAAAGGTATTGGTTATAAAGGTGCTAGTGGGGCATCTACAAATCACTTAAAATACAATGCTCCTAAATTAGTGATGCCATCCGGTGCTAACCAAATAAGACCATATGGGGGAACATCAAAACAGGAATTAGATGCTATACAAAAATTCAATACTGAGTTAGAGAATCAGGAATTGTTAGCTTCAGAACTAACGATGGTTTTTGATGATATGTTTTCAAATATAGGTCAGGGATTTAAAGCAATGGCTGATTCTTTAATAAAAAGTATCAAAAGAATAGCCACTCAAATATTATCCAAAGCAATTGTATTTTCTCTTATGAATATTTTATTCCCTGGCAGTGGTTCAGCAGCGTTTAGCATTGGTAGTGCTCTTAAGGGTATTACAGGATATGCAAATGGAACAGCATATCATCCTGGGGGCTTATCCTTGGTAGGTGAAAGAGGACCAGAATTAATGAATGTTCCTAGAGGCGCACAGATTTATCCTCACGGTCAAGCCCCTAGAATGGGTGGTGGTGAATTAACAACTCGTGTAAGCGGTTCAGATATACTCTTTGTATTGAAAAATGCTGAGAGAACTCAAAAAAGTTTTGCATAAATGGCTTATAATCTTAGATATTTTATCCCCTATAGAAAACATAACGGAGGGCAAACATCGATACACATTCTTGAGAAGGATACCTCTACAGGAACTTACTCAACACTGAAAGCTGGTGGCAATCCTTTAGTCATTACTACTGATGGCAATGTAAGTAATCTATATTGTGGAACTGTAGGTAGCGGAGCTGATATAAATCTGCGAGTTAAACCATTAACAATGCTGAATTTATTTACCACAGACCCTCAAAAATATATGGTTAAAATTTACAATGAGGACTCGTTAATATGGCAAGGTTTTATAAGCACTGGAATTCACAATGAAGATTTAAATAGTAGTATAAGCACACTGCTAACATTGAAAGCTAATGATGGTATGGCTATTTTGGATATGATTCCATATAGACCAGATGCATCAACTTATTATGAAGGTGTAGTTCCATTAGGAGTGGTTTTAAATAGAATCTTCAGTAAGTTGAGTCTGTCTTTTGCTGATAGAAGGGCTTTAATGGATTTCAGAGTAGCAGATTTTCAACAAGATTTATTTCTTTATCTGGAAGTAAATCAAATCAATTACATTGATGAAAATGGTAAGCCTATGAGTTGTAGAAAGGTATTAGATTCTATTTTAAACTCCTTTGGATTAAGAATGTCATTTAGGGGTGAGACAGTTTATATTGTTGATCCTATTAATATGGCTGATGTAACTAAAGGTCAAACTTTGGATGGAAACTGGGGGGCGTCATTATCAAATTTCCCGGGTGGTACTTTGGATATTTCTCTGAATCAAATTAAGTGGTATCAAACTGGTATTTCATTAGATACTTTACCTCCAATAAATGAATTAGAGATTAATTATGACCCTTACACATTTACTGAAGCTCTTTATAATACTGATGAAATATCTAACTGGTCGAATGCTGGTTCTTGGACTGGACCTACCGGACTAACACCAAACAGATATTACATTAATAACACTATTCAGTTTAAAAATGTAGTTACTGACGGAAGTATTTTACAACAAGCAATAAAAAGAGAAGACGGAAGTGATCAAGAATATTATTTTAAACTCCAGAAAAACAGTCACAACCTTACTGGAAATGCAGGTGTAGCAAGAATTTGTTTCCCTTTATCGACAGTTTTTAGTGACTCAAATCTATTTGTAAAAGTATCAGCTGATTACTATTGCAACACTAGAGATTATAATAACATTTTTGATACTTCTATTGCTTCGGATGTGATTAATTATATTGATACCAGTATAGGATATTCAGTTGGGGGTGGTTCAGATGCTTCTATTAAATGGAACAATATAAGGGTAACATCAGACTACACATTGAATGGAGCTACTATAACTGAAAGTGATATTGCTGATAACTGGTTCACTTCTATCAATAAGTGGCCTTTCGGTACATTACCCAATTTAACTGGTGATGGTAGTCTTAATGTTTTTATAAGCGGAAGGTATGATACTGGATGGTTCACTACTACTGATAAGAATGTATTAGTAAAAAATGTAAAAGTAGAAATTGTTAATGCAAACGGTGATACAATAGAAAATTCAGGAAAGAAATTTACTGCTTTAAAATCCTTAAATGATTATATAATTACTCCTACAGAAATAGAATTACTTCACGGTTCAGGACCTACTGGTGCTTCAAGAGGAGCATTTAGAGATGCGAATACAAAACAACCTTCTGCCGGTATTTATAGAGGATTAATTAATGGGACTGGTACTTTATACCCTAATTCTTATCACGTTGCACAATCAATGGTAAGTCAATACAGTGTGCCAAGATCTGTTTTAAGAGGAGAATTAGACGTACATACTCACTTATTAGATACTCAGAACTATCTGATAAAATGGTCATTACCGCAATTAGCAGGTAAGGCATTTTTTATTGCTAATTCTACATATAACGATTACACAGAATCAATGAGTGTTGAAATGGTAGAGTGTGCAAGCACAAGAGAAAATATAACTATATCATAATGGCTATTAATGTTAAAACAATAGATTTATTGCCTATTAGAAGAGATAAACAAGTAGGTTCAACTGTAAGTATTTTAAGTAGTTCTGGTTCAGGTGGAGGTGGTGGTACTCCTAGCTCTTATAGTGCTGGTTTAGCTATCGATATAACCAATGGTGTAATATCGGTTAAAGCTGGAACGACAAGTACAACTGTTGCTTTAGGTAGTCACACTCACACAAAGGCAGATATTGGATTAGGCAGTGTTGATAATACTGCTGATGCAACTAAATCAGTTGCCTATGCAGGAACAACAGCTACAGCAAATTATGCAACTACTGCTGGTTATGCAACGAGTGCAGGAAGTGTGCCTAATGCAATTTCAGGAGGTCAATCCGGTTCGTACAATAACTACTTAACAAAGTATAATGGGAATACAAGTATTACAAATTCAAGAATCAGTGATGATGGAACTACAATAACAATACCTGGGTTTTCGTCGACTGCTACCATAGCTTCTACCTATGGTACAATATCTAATCTAGCTCTTAAAGCTCCGATAGCATCTCCTACTTTTACAGGTAACGTAGGGGTAGGTGCTGCTCCTGTACTGACTTTCGATGTTGGTAGTGGAGCTCTGACCTTACCTGCAACATCCGGTAATACAATAGCAGGGATGGCTAGAATTGGTTATTCTAACCACGCTTGGGGAGGCACAGAGTTAAATTTTGGGGTGTCACCTGATGATACGAAGCTTTACCCTGCTTGGATACAGGCTCAGTGCCCTCAGAATTACTCTGTAAGCAGACCTTTACTACTTAATCCTAACGGCGGTAACGTAGGCATAGGAAATGGTAAACCAATCGTTTACTCTGGCTATACGTCTCTTCATATTGGGAACTCCAGCACTACAGGTTTGCTCAAGTTCAGCAGCTCTTATAATGGTGGAGATGGATTAGAATTTTATCAGACAACAGCAGGGACTATTATGTTTGCTGCAAACGGAAGCTTGCTGACATTTAGTGTAACAGCTGCTGGCTCGGCTACCTTCGTAGGTACAGTCACAGGAACAAACCACTTAATCAGCTCAGACAAGAGATTGAAAGAGAACATCAAGTCTATAGGTCTACAGCCTGTAGCAGTCGAATACAAGAGCTTCAATCTTATCAGCGAGCCTACACAGCCTAGATACGGAGTAATAGCTCAGGAATTAGCTGAGACTCATCCAGAGCTTGTCAGGACTGATGACAAAGGTATTATGTCAGTAGCTTATACAGACCTGCTGTGTCTTGAGGTAGCAAATCTCAAAGCAGAAGTTAAAGAATTAAAACAGATGATATGCCAGCACCTCCTGCACTCTTAAATACTACTCCAGACCTTATTACGATATGCAATAAGGTACTAGGACACGCCTATTCTGGAGACGGACTTGTAGCTTGTCTTGCTAATGGCGTATCATACTACTATGATTACGTTTATGTGAACAACTACAACAACTCACAGCTCAAGTTCGCTAAATATGGCGAAGGAAGTGTAACAACTTCTGGAGACTTGCAGTGGGCTTACAACTCTACAGCGGTACAGACTTTTACTGTAAGCTGTAACCATTCAACTTGGAAGTTCCACTCTTATAGTGTGGCTTCTGGATGGACTATAGCAGTGTACGATTCCACAAACACTGATTATCTTGGAGGCTTGGACTCGACTCAGTACCCATCTGGAGCAAAAGTTAGAGTCAATCCAAACTCTACTAATAGTGGTGGTACTACAAAGTACTGTTATCTGTATTGCGGCACTTGGAATGACTTTATGGTCTACGGTGGAACTTTTACAGGTACCCAGCTTTCAGTTAGTAATCCACCTGTAGTAGTGATGAGCTCTCCAGATGGAAGCATCACACTAATTAACACAAACTCAACGCTGGCGGTAGGAACTACTGCATTAACACTTAACTGGACTCCTACACAGATGAATCCAGCAACATCAACTAACTACATACAAGTAGTCAAGAGTGGTGGAGTCTTGGTAGGCTCTTACAGTAGAACTTGTGTAAACGGTAACGGATACAGTACTACGATAACATTAAATGAGTCAGCTGTAGCAGGTAGATACTACTACGCCAACTTCACAACAACTCTTGCTTAAAATTACCTTCTCAGGTATTACTTGGGGACCTAACTACTTAAATTGATAAAGTGATATATATAGAAATAATACTTTTCAATGATATATCTGGAACAATAACAGGGTAAAGCTTGATGGTATCAGATAATAAAATTATTAATATGGGATGGGTGAAGCATTAAAGAATAAAGTCGAATTGCCAGTATGGCTTATTTCATTACTTGTAGGAATTTTATTAAGTCTATTAACTTTTTCAGGATCAATAGGTGCAACAAATAATCAAGTAAAAGAACACACCAAGCAAATAGAAGTAATTATGACATCAAAAGCTAATAAAGATACTGAAACTCTTATACTTGAAAGTGTAAGACGAATTGAAAACAAACTAGATTCTCATATAGCAAATCAATGAAACTTTTAGTCACTCTAACCTGGTCAAAGATAATGGCATTCCTTCTTTTAGCTTGTGCTACATATCTCGGTGCGACTTCTTTTATGTTTACAGTACCATTCATAAGTGCTTTGATATTAGGGAAGCAATATATTGATGGAAAGAAAAGTGAAAACCCCAAATAAATTGATTGATATATATTAAGAATAAACCGTACGTTTCATTTCGGAAATTATTTTACTTATTTTTTTCTTCCCCTTGCAACTCCATTGCAGGGGGTTTTTGTTGCTATCAACTTTAACGATTCAACTCAGGAACTTTAACGGTTTTCATAATTCGTCCTAAGTGGGGAAGATCGACATTGGCTCTGTAATTAATTCATTTATTAATCTAATTCACAGACCAATGAGAAAATTTAAATCAATTCAGGAATGGTTAGCTACTAACCCAGACAAAGAAGAACAGAATAAAGTTTTACTTCTTATCCAGAAGGGATCAACCAGTAAAATCAGGAAAGAGTATTATGAGAAAAACAGATACTTTCTTAAACTCAAAGCTCTTGAGAACCATTTCAAAAGATTAAATCTTGAATTCCCTAAGAGTGAAGTTATAATTATTGAAAAAGTTAAAAAAGAATTGGAAGACCTGAAATCCCAGTTACCTTCTATACCAGTTAAAAATAAGAAAGAAATATTGGAGTCCGCTGCTCCCGTTGAAAAATAGATATTAGTAATCTATTTTAAGGTCTGGAAAAATTCCAGACCTTTTTTGTGGAATATAATTAAAAAGTGCTTGACCGTTTCCAACCAAGCACTAATGAGAATTCGATTCGGAATTAATCCGATACTCCTTACAATTAATCTCCGTCGTTCTCATTATCTCCGCCTGTAATACCACTACAAATAGTGCCGAAAAAGGCGCCAAGTATTCCTCCGGCAATTGCTCCCGGTAGACCTGCAATAACTGCACCTGCAGCTGCTCCACCTGCAGCTCCTGCTGCTACTGGTCCATTTGAACCACTTGATTCTTCAGCCAT